GTATGTACTTAAAGTTGGGTCAAAGATCAACAGAAACATTTGCAATGCTAGAGGTTGCTGGAAGTTTTACGAAGATGGCTTGGCTAGAGGCCCAAAAGCGATTACAAAAAAGTCCATTCAAACGGCAAAGGAAAGAGCAGGTAAAGTCCATTGGACAGCTAGAAAGTATGCGACAAATCTGGCCCATTGGATAGAGGAGAACGTAGCAGCCATACATGCATCAGAATTTTCCATTCATAATGATGTTGGATATGCTGGTCAATCCGATGCTTTAATTGACTATAAAAAATCAGGTAATTTATGTATTTTAGATTTTAAAACTAGTGGATCAAGTAAACCTAAACCAGATGCTTGGCTAGATGATTATAGATTGCAGTTAAGTGCGTATGCATGGGCATTGGAACGTATGACTGGAATCAAAGTTGGGAGTGGATTAATTGTTATTGCAAGAGAAAACGGCCTACAGGAAGTCCAATTGAATACATTGGAATTAGCTGGAGGCCGTCTATTGTTTGAGGAAAGGTTAGAACAGTTTAAAGAGGAGTTTTCTGTTTAGATGTCTGACCATATTTTTCAATAGTAGTAAAACATTCTCCACAATCAAGACATTTACAATATCTTTTAGTAAAATCCTCAAAAGGATAGGTAGAAGAAACTTTAGTATTCTTAGAGATACATTTAGGGCAGTTCATGATTTAAAAGTGACTATTAATTGATTTAGGTGAATATTTAGCATCAAGAACTGTTCCACGTTCATCTCTTTTGCCTACAGAATCTTTATCTATGTAATATTTAACTTTTGGATCGCATAGCGTTAATCGTTTAGAGAATTTACTAGGGTCAGATCTAACAAACCAATCATATTTTTCAATATTTCTTTTACATCTATTACATGTAAGAGAAGACCAGCTAAAATGATAAACTGTTGTTTGATTTCTACAGAAAGGACAAAATAAATCTTTTCCATATTTACCTGCTCTAGCGTTCTTTTTAACTTTAGTTAAGTAAGCAGAGATAATGTAAACCATCTCTTCAGTCTCTTCATCAAAGAAGAAGTGGCAGTTGGTACGTTTAGTCATAATGCGTCATGCCATTTAGTACCGAAAGCAGCCATCATCTCCTGATCTGATGGTTCGGTGTAATCGTCATGGTTAAAGCTTAAGGTAATAGTTTTGGAACGATTAAATTTTCCACCAAAAGCTTGTTGATCTTTGACTGAAAAGTTATCACAAGGACAAAGTTCTAGCCAATCTTCGATAGCTTGATTAATTTCCATCATTTAATTCCTCAGTTGTGTATTCAGTAGCATCTTTAAATTTTTCTTTAGCAGCCTCTATATCTTCTTTTTTATATACATATATATCGTCAAACTCCCAATCTGAAGAATATTTATCTTCAGTAAACATTCCTCCGTCAAACATACTGTGATCAGATTCTTGTAGCTCCCAAATATCATTTGTAGTAAATGAATCAGGAACTTTTATGTAATGGCTATACCTCGTAACTGAGGTAGCAGTTAATCGAAAATACTTAGTCATTAATTTTAAGTAAATGAAATTTAGAAATAGCGGCTATGTGTAACCACTGTGATGTTTGGGTCGGATATTGTAGAGCTAATTCTTCATAAATGTCTTCAAACATTTGTTCATTAGCTCTTTCAGTAAATTCGTTAGACATTAATCCCTCTCATCAAATTCAAGAGCTTTATCGGAGAAACTTGATAGTTCCTCAATAACAGCATCGGGATGCCAATCTCTATTGATTGCATCATCTCCAAAGGCAATTTCATAAACTTCTTCAATAAAATTTTTAACATTTTCAAATGCCTCTAAGGATTGAAAATGTGGATGTGGTTCTCCTTCTTCTGCTTCATCCCAGTTTTCTATTGCATCATCAAAGTCTTCTCTTTCCGAGTATTCCTCAATGAAAGTAAAGAACTGCTTGATTGATTCGTGGATCGTAGGCTCGTTAGGATAGGTCATTAGTAAGCAATGTAAGGAAAATAATGTCTTGGGTCGTCCGAATCCTTCGGATCTTGTTGATCTAAGACTGTAACTTTGCATCCACTAATTCCATTCCGATTAAGAATTTCTATTAGTGAATCTTTGGAATAAGCGTTAGGATGTTCAATCCTAATTAAAAAATCAGTTGACATTTAAGAAAAGAAAATAGTGTGATTCTTATGAGAAATTCTCAAGCTTTTTTAAGCTTGCAAACAATGGAAGCTACCTTGTCAATAGCTTCCAAAACTTCTACAGGATTATTGCTATGAGTATTTTTTAATTGAGTTAAAGTTTTATTAGAATACTCAATAGCATTTAATTTAAACTCTTCAATTAATTCTCTAGCAATAAAAGCGTCAGGTTTATCACGTTCTAATTTAGATTTTCTAATCCATCTATAACCCGTAGCTGGAGAGACTCCAAAAGTATCTTTAAAGGATTCCACAATAGTAGAATCCTCACAACCTTCGTCATACGCTTCAGAAATAATTGCATTTATTTCTTCTTTATTTGGATCGTATAAGTTAGCCATTATTTAACTAACTCCAATCCGTATAACTTCATAGAGTTAAAAGGTAAGATAGGATATAAATTGGTCTTCTCTAAAGGTGCATAAAACTTTATACAAGGTTTATTTTCAGCCCACGTATTAAAAGCTTTAATAAAAGCATTTAATATATATCTTTGTTGATTCTGACCTCTTTTTTTGTATGCAGTAGTAGAAAGTTGATTTCTAAAACTTAAACATACATTATCTGAATGTAAATTAGCTCCAATATATATATTATCTAAAAACTCATCTAGCTTATTTATAGGCCATCCTCTTTGGTGCGCTAAAACGTAGAACGCTACGGTAGGACTATTAGCTGAGATAGTAGTTTTACCACCTTTACTCCTAACAGTTTGAGCAGCTAAATCATATATATCTTTATTCTTTAAATAAAGATCAGCAATTAATTGATTACTAGGTCTATCGGTACTATTCCAGTTGCTACTTGGTTTATTATCATAATACCAAATAATTTTAACTGAAGCAGCAATTAATTTACCTTGACTGGAATTACCATTGATAATATCTAAGGTATCTCCAGCAGTTCGACCCGTTCCAATATCTACACATTGAAAAGCTTTAGGATTAATATTCCTAGCTACTAATATATCTATTGATTTATTAGCTTCAATGCAAGCATGAAGTCTATGTTGACCATCTAAAAGATTACCTTCTGGATCGAAACTAATTCCTTGATTAGTTACTATCCATTCGTCAGCTTTAATAGCTTTAATTAATCTTCTTAATTGAGCTTTTTTGATTGGTCTATTTTTGAAATTCTTATGTGTAAGAATTTCTAATGCCACTTCTGGCGTTATTCTTTCCTTTTGGAAAGTTTCTTGAGGATGATTTAGCATAAGCTAAGTAAAATTAGAGTAGAGTAAATGGGCTAAATATCATACTGTATTTAGTCCCTTACAAACACATTCCTCACAAAAATCTATTTTCTTTACAAGCCTAAAAGGGAAAGCATTAGCGTCATTAAATTGACCATCGTAACTAATACATTGACCTTTTGGATCGCTTAAAATTGTTTTACTTTTTTGCCCATATTTTTCTAATCTTGCAATAATTTTATTACAAGAATTACAAGTACGTTCTTTAAGTGATTTTTTTAATTTCATAATTTGCCCTCTAATTTAGTAATTTTCTCGGCTAATTTCGCAACATAATCTCTAATAATATCTATTTCTCTTTGGGTCGTTTTATTATTATCTTCTATGATTTCTCTAGCAGTTAATAATGCTTTTTTAGTACTTCTAGCAGTGTCTATTTGATTATTTAAAAGCATTACCATGACATCATTTAATAGGTCAGTATCTGCTTCATGCTTTTGAAGTGTTTCAATGATGTTTTTAATATCTCTTTCCATTATTCATAACCCCTTGATACAAATTTTTTAGCTTTTAATTCGTCATATATATATTGTCCGTTCTCAGTTAAAGCATCATATCCATGACACATACTAGGTCTAAACTGTAAATTCTCTTCTATCCTGCATCTACGGATGTAGTTAGGATGAAACATACCATCGTAGTAATGAGTAAACCAGAGGTGGTACGCCTCTACAATGTCGAAACGGTCGAAATACATGATTAAGAAGTAAATAAAGAACTGGTAGGTTTATAAGCAAAAATATATTCACAACAATTACAAGCTAAAACCCCGAATCTTTCAGCATCGTGATATTTCATAAAATGACTTTCAATACAAGCATTTTCATCACTAGGAATATCTACACTGCTAATGAATAAATCTTCTTGCCAATATTCAATAAATCTTTTTAAAGACCATTCTTCTTCTTGGGTTAAGCCTGAATAATCTCCATTGAATAATGCACTTGCCCAAAAATCAGGTAAGTGCAATTTACAAGTTGGTACGTACTTTCTTGAAAAGGCTTGAGGAATTGTTTTACTCATTGCTTAATCTCCATAGCAATGATTTTTAAACTGTTTTCATTAAGTGGTTTATCCCAACATCTTTCTAAATGTTTGGAACGCTGTAGAATTTCTTCGCCAGCTATATAAGCAAACATATTCGCTATTTTTTCATCAGTAATCTCGGTTGAAACTTCACCAAAATTATCCTTTTCATAATCTTGAACATATTCAATAGCTCTAAAAGCTTGATCACCTAAGAATTGCTGAGCTTGATAATGTCCAATAATGAAGTAATCTTCATTGAATAAATGATGATGTAGGTCGGCTCCATCGTTATCAAGACCACAGAGGTCTTCTAAGTTTGATAGAGCATGATCCAATACAGCTTGTTGCATTGGCTCGGGGAAATCTTGAAGTTGCATAGGCTTATTATTCATATTTTAATACTACTGGTAGTGCTTTATTCTTGTCAAGTACTTAAGATAATATTTTAATAAAATAGCCATTCATCAGGATACGCCAAAAAAACATTCAGAATTATGTTGATTATTTTGCCGCTTGCTTAATAATTATTATCTTCTTTTTTTTAAAAAGATTTTTTTATTTTTTTTTTATTTTTTTTTGAAAAAATTTTTGAAAAAATAAATAGAAATTTTTATTAGGTATATTAGCCTAGTAAAGACTAGGCTAATAGTCTAATGTTTGAACCTACCTAATAAGAATAAACTTTAGAAATTTATACAATAAATAAGTAAAGCATATCCAAGCAATAAAACTAGACATGATGGCTGATCCTCGCTCCTTCAAATTCTTCTAGCTTTACTTTATTCCTGAAAGCTTGGTGAACGTGTAAAAATTTTTCTTGCCAATATTTATAAGTTTTTCTAGTTCCAAAAAAGGAATTAAAAAAAGTAACCGCTTTTCTTTTAATATTGCTTTTGCTATAAAGCAATACTAAAAGAGTTCTGAGTTGAAATTCTGAAATCTCAACCCTAACCCCGTCCTCCAGATGGAGAACGGTTTTTTTTTCGTATGGGTTCTGTAAAACGTAGGTCATTTTTTTTAAATATGTAAAGGAATGAGATTTTCTATCTTTTGTTGGTCAACAAGTTTGGCACTGGTTCCCAACTGTTCAGGTTTTAACCCATATTCCAAACACCAATAATTTAGTGTTTGGGTAATATGTTTTTGACTGGTTGGGCTGGTTCCGTTCTTGTAGTAGTTTTTACTAGCAAGAAAAGAACCATCAGCTAGGCGAGCTGCAACTGGTGTTGAGTAAGAGTAAAGAACCTCAACACTGCCAAGAAGTAATAGTGTCCTATTACTTCCTAACTGTTTAATGTGTTGACTCATTTCTTCAATCCTCCCAAGGTGTAGCAGGTTCAAAAGCTTTTGAAAGCTTTTTAATTTCCTGCTCTAAGCTGTAACTATGTCCAGTGTGATCAAACAAGTTTGCAGCTTCATTTCTGAAGATTCCTACAGCTTCAGAGAAAGCATCTATTCTAATTAATAGAATAACTTCTTTCTCTTTGGTGCTATTGGTTAGCTTAAGTTTAGTTTCTTTAAAACTTCCGCTTGTGTCTTCGATTATCTCGAATTTGAACACTTCGGAAGAGTAAAGAATGTCTCCAGCTTGACTCTCGTAAATTGTCTTGCTGGTTTCTTGATGCTTCATGATTTGACAGTAGAAGAGAATGGTTTTTGTTTATAGCTAGATGTTGACCTGATGCAGCTTCAACTGATGAGATCGGTTGGAACTGTTGCCAACATCAGCGAGAATCTATTTGTTTTTCTAGTTTCTGCTCAACTTGTGAGCTAGCGGAAAAATTTTCTAGTTCTTCCGCATAGATCCATTATTGCATCTAATAAGATATTAGGCAATAGATCTTTTAAGTAATATTACTAAGATAATTTTTAATTAAAAAATTAATACGATAACTATCTAATGTAGGTATGTCATCAGCATACGCCAACGGCTCCGCAATAGTAGACGTATGGGGGGAGGGTTGGCAACTTTTGGTAGGCGTATAATGTCCCCCTGAACCTAAATATATATTGCTGTTTAAGTTGTTAAAATAATATCCTAGTCTATATTAGGTTCAATCTTGATCGAAAGTTCAGGAGCTTGAATATTAACGTGTTCAACGCTCTCCCCTATGACCTTACCTATAGAATCAAGCACCATAGCAGCAGTTTGAAGTTGTCCTTTTTTAATCGCCTTATCAAAGAGTCTTAATCTTGCAGCTTGTAAACGAGAGAGCATATTTTCTCTTTCTTTACCCCAATCGTCTTCAGTCCAAGCAGTAACTTGCTTCCAATCTTTCCAAGCAGTAGTCAAAGAAACGCCTTCACGTTTTGCATGGTCGTGAACAAGCTGTCTTGCTGGAAGACCTTCAAGCTGTCTACTATATAATCGTTGTTGCCTAGCTTCCATGTAACTAGCCTTATTTCCATCCCCCAAAACCTTCCTCTTCTTCTTCACTTCAGGTTGTGGCTCGTTAAAATTACCAAAATCTTCAAAACATGAATCAGTCACGGACTTATTCAATAAACTATTAATAAGATACTAACCTTCAAACCTCAATTTGAGGGGGGTTCGGTGTAAAAAACTTTAAAATGGAGCCTTATGAGCGTAAAAACCGCACCAGAAATAAATTTAAGATGGGCACAAGGCCAAGTATTCAACAGTGAAAAACGCTTCAGAGTATTAGTAGCAGGTCGAAGATTTGGTAAAAGCTACTTAAGTTGTATTGAACTTCTTCGTGGAGCGATAGCAAGACCAGGTGAAACATTTTTCTATTGCGCCCCAACATATCGAATGGCAAAAGACATCGCATGGAAGGCGTTAAAGAAATTAGTACCAAAAGTATGGATTCAAAGTAAGAATGAATCAGATTTAAGATTGGATTTAGTTAATGGGTCGAGTATTGAATTGAAGGGAACAGAAAATGCAATGGCATTAAGGGGTCGAAGTTTAGCAGGGGTAGTTTTAGACGAAGCTGCTTTTATGAGTTCGGAGGTATGGTTTGAAGTTATAAGACCTGCGTTAGCAGATAAGCAAGGGTGGACTTTATTTATCAGCACACCAGATGGAACTGCTAGTTGGTTTTACGATTTATGGTGTTATACGGCAAGCGATCCAACAGGTGAATGGCAAAGGTGGTGTTACACAACGATACAGGGAGGTAATGTTCCAGCAGAAGAGATTGAAGCAGCCAGAGCGCAATTAGATGAAAGAACCTTTAGGCAAGAATTTGAAGCCAGTTTTGAAAATTTAACGGGGTTAGTTGCTGTTAGTTTTGGTGATGAGAACATATCGGAGAAAGCAAAAGATATTAGTATTGCTCCTGTTTTATTGGGTGTTGACTTCAACGTAGATCCAATGTCAGGAATATGTGCGGTAAGGGATGGAGAAAACTTGTACGTGTTTGATGAAATCATGCTCACAGGTGGGGCAACCACATGGGACTTTGCAGAAGAAGTCACTCGCAGATATGGGGTAGATCGTAGAGTAATAGCATGTCCTGACCCTACAGGTGGAGCCAGGAAAACGAGTGGAGTTGGTGCAACTGATCATAGTATTTTGCGGAGGAGTGGATTTAATGTTTCAAGTCCGAGAGCACCGTGGAAAATAAGGGATAAGATCACTGCTGTTAATACGGCTTTATTAGATGCAAGTGGTAGTAGGAGGACGTTTATTCACCCAAGATGTAAACAGTTAATTAAGTCTTTAAGGACGTTGACTTATGCACCGAATACAGGATTACCTAATAAAAACCTTGGTGTTGATCACGCTTTTGATGCTTT